CTACACCCCGAGCCCGCCTTTTAACGGGTTAAGCGCAACCGCATTCTGAAGGTAATCCGGCGCGAGATGCGCGTATACCATCGTCTGCTGGATGCTGGCATGACCCAATATCTGTTGCAGCGCAATAATATTTCCGCCATTCATCATGAAATGACTGGCGAACGTGTGTCGTAGCACGTGAGTAGCCTGGTTGCGCGGTAAATCAGGCTTGACCTTTCTCAGCTTTCTACAGAAATTTTCGTAGTCCACTTTGAACAGTTGCGCGCTGGCGTTGCGATGTATCTCTTTTTCCAGTTCGGCAGAGATCGGAACAATTCGCCGCTTGCCGTTCTTGGTCTCCAGGAATACCACGCGGCTGTTAACAACCTGCGACGCCTTCAGCGTACTCACTTCCCCCCAGCGGCCGCCGGTACTCAGACAAAGCAATGCGATCAGCCGATAGTCACCTTTGAGCATCTCAAGCAACCTTGCGATTTCGTCAACCGACAAGAACGTCATACCAGGATCCTTCTCCGGTAGTGGCGGTAACCCGCGTACGGGGTTCTCACCGGCGAACTCGTCAATTTTGATCAGCGCGCTAAACATGCCGGATAACCGGTATATGTCACGGTTGATGGTTGATGCGCTGATCCCCGCGGATAATCTGAGGCTGCGGTGTTCTATCAGCATCCGCTTGTCCAGTTCATTAACCGGTGGATTTCCCAGCGCCGTGATGGTCTTAATCAGGTGCCTGTTCTCAATCTCACCATTCTTCAGCGACTGTCCGTGGTAAAGCCACCAGGTGCTTCTCACTTCATCCAGCGGCTGTTTGTTAACCGGTTTTGCTGGATCCCATTCTTTGCGCGCTATTTTGCCCAGCATGTAACGTTCGTACGCTACCGCATCGGCGCGTCTTGCGAAAATCTTGCGTACGCGCTTGCTGCCGCGGCCGCCAACTCTTGTGTCCAATTCATAACGTCCATCATCGAGCTTCTTAATCGCCATAGCGAAGCCCTCCGATGTAGCTGCCGGCCTGCGACCACTGGCAGTCAGCAAATTCAAAATATAGGTCTAACCAATTATCACGTTTTAACGGTGAGATTTTGCTGTGTTGGGAGTTAAATCCGGAACTTCCTCCTGTTTCCCTGACCCATCAAGAGAGAGAGCCGGAGATATTTGGCCTACCTCCGGCGCTGTTTCATCTGTGGTGAGCCACAGCGCATACTTTTTGAATCGGGGATTTTTGGTGATTTTCATAAGTGCACCTTCTGTTACTTGGAAACCCTTTGTTTCATAGTTGGTTACAGTCCCATAAGGTAGGCCTATGGCGTCTGCAAACTCTTGCCTGGTCATCATTTCCGCTTTACGAATAAGGCGAAACTTCTCCCCCATGCTTGACATATGTGCCATGTCGGGAATATCCTCCGTTTTGTTAGGTGGCATATGTGGAATGTTTTAGGTCGAAAGCAGTCGGTCTAGAACGGTCAAAAGAGATCTATAACGGTCTAGAAGGTCTGCAAACAGGAGGATAACACATGAAAGCTGACGATTTACTCATCAAGTACCCGCTTGACGCGGTGACGCCAGTGAAGTTTGCCGAGCTTTTCGGTAAGTCCGTCAATGCGGTGGATATGGGCTAAAGGAACTGATTTTGACCTGCCCATCATCAATACGGCACTTGCCAGCGTGGGCCTAACGCCCGTTTGGCGATTCTGGAACGCCCGCGATGTTCGCACTATCGAGGAAGCGGCTAAAGATGCAGGTATGGATCACGACGCGCGATCGCTGGGCGGTTGTCGACGGCGATCGCATGCGCATTTTGACTCGCGACGAAAACATGCTCGCGATGACATTCCCGAACGACTACATCAAACCACCGTCGCACAAACTGTGCGTTCACATGGCGGGCAATGCTGTGCCGCCAAAAGCGATGTGTGAATTCGTCACAGCGCTGGAGGCTCAGGGATGAAAAAGCCTATTGCCGCCGCCATTGCTGCTCTCTATCCATGGCGCAATCACATTCAAGATTTTCATGGGCTGGCGAATCTCAATCGAGTACGTGCTTTGGCCTGGGGTGGCCGTCGTAGCGGGAAAACCTACGCAGCCCGCCAACAGGAGCTAAGCCGCGCAGCGTTCAAGCTTTCCACAGGCGCGACGCTGCGACTTCTTCATGCCAGAAGAAAGCCGCAGATAGGGCAAATAGTCAGCTACGACCCGGCCGGCGGAGAAGACAAGTCAGTTGAGTGCGTATTTAGACGCGATCCAGCCACTGGAGCATTAACGCTGCTGTCGGCCGAAACCGTGGAACGTAAGCCGTACAACTCACCTTGGTTTTACTATGACGAGTGGGCTTGGTTTGAGTAAGCCAGCCCGCGGAAGATACCAACCATCACCGCCGCTACCCTATCCGGGCAGCGGCGCAGTTGCTTCTGACTGGCCCTATCCCTGGAATGCACCGAAACAGGGGATCAACCCGTACACCGAAGACGCCGAAAAAGAGCTGAAACTCACCGCCGCGCAACGGCGCCGGCAGCGCTGGATTGAGGTCACCGCGGATCAGGAGCGCGATCGCGATTCGCAGCTTTCCATTCTGGCGGAACAGCGTCGCGGGGAAGGCAAGGTGCAGCTGGTGCTGGGCGCCCTGATGGCGCAGCCCGATTTTATCCGTTCACCATTGCTGGCGCGCATCAACGCCATTCGTAAGAGCAAGAAAGGCAACAGCGAGAAGCTCTCCCGTAATTACATTTTGCGGACGGTCAAGACGGTACTGACCCGCGTTGAGAAGATGCAGGACAAGCAGCTAACCTTTGGCCTCCAATTGGTTGCCCGTCGTGAGCGGCTCGACGATCTCTTACGTCTACCTGAGCTGGACAAACGCGCGGTCAAATTGCTGGCAACCTTCACCGCCGCCCACTTTGAAACGCTGCTCGACCAGCAGTGCAAGAGCAGGCTGCCCACCGACGCCATGCCAGAAGAAATACTTCGTGTGTATGTTTCGTTGGGCACTGAGGCCGAACGCTTCAACGTGACGCCGCCCTGCTGGCATTCTCTGAACCCATACCTGCGCCGCCGCGGAGAACCGCCTTACGACAAGATCCCCGGCGCAATCGCCAGAATGTGCTGCGCTAACTGGTGGTTTACCAATTTGTGGGCATTGCGCTGTCGCTGGCGTGAAGAGCTGCTGCGCGCCGCGGGGCTGGTGCGTAAACAGGATTCCGCCTACATCAGTGCCGACGCGCTGACACACTTCCGCGAGCAACGCCGCCGCACCCGCGAATTTCTCAAGGCTTTCGAGCTGACCAACGATGACGGCTTTTCCATCGATCTCGAAGATGCTTATTACGCTGGCCCCAGCAACCCGCGCCACCGTCGTATAGAGATGATGTCTGTTCTGGCCATACCGGCAAATATAGACGGTTTCAACTGTGCCAGCTGGTGTTGCCGGTACCGCACAGACAGAAATAGCTGTTCTGCAGCACGGTCATTATCAACTATGGAGTATCGATAATATGGGGTATTTGGGGAGCAAGGCCGCGAGCGGCGCTTACCAGGCGATCATCAGCCAGATGCCGCCGCATGACACCTACATCGAAACGCACTTGGGCGGCGGCGCAATTATGCTGCGAAAACCGCCCGCGTCGTGCACGATCGGTTGGGATATTGACCCGGAAACCGTAGAGGCTTTTTGTGAAGATAATCCGGATTTTCTGGATGACCAGGCGGAACGACTCATGATCGAAGTTGGCGACGCAGTGGAATTACTGCGCGCCACGCCGTTTGAACAGTACGGCCGTACGCTGATCTACGTCGACCCGCCTTATCTGCCGGCAACCCGAACCAGCCGCGCGCGGTATCGTCACGAGTATACCGTCGACGATCATCACCGCCTGATCGACGTGCTGCGCACCGTGCCCGCTAATGTCATGATCTCCGGCTATCCGTCCGCGCTCTACGACGAGTTGCTCGGCGACTGGCGCAGTATCCAGTTTCAAGTGATGACCCGTGGCGGCCCGCGCACTGAGCAACTGTGGATGAATTTTGCCGAGGGGGCCGCATACAGCCATGCTTTTGCCGGTGCCAACTACATCGACCGCCAGCGGATCAAGAGAAAAGCTGAGCGTTGGCGTGCAAAATATGCTGCGCTACCGCCAGCGGAAAGATTGGCTATTATGGTGGCGTTAAATAAAGTCGATGCCGGGCAGTAAACTGTAGATGAGGTCGAATATGGTTGACAAAAAACTCCCCGATGAACGGATTAGCTCATTGGATTTTAAGGCAATGCAGTGTCATGACTTTAAGCTTGAAGATTATAGGGACTTGAGAATCGCCCTTAGAGAACTTCAGGAGCGCCGGCGCAGTGGTCAACCTCAGCGAACAGAACTCCCTAATACCATGGAGGTCGCCGGGCAACTGGCGCTGATCAACTATGTGCCGGAGCTGGGCGCATTCCGCGGTAAGTTCCTTGGGCTGTCCGGCTACTGTGATTTCGTTGCTGACAGTATCCAGGGGCTGAAAGTTGAGGGAGAGATCTCCTTGCGTGAGTATTTGGACAATTGCAATGACGCCGGGAGCGACGTTTAGTTGTTGCCCAAGCGTTGAATAATCTCTGCATGTTTGCTTTGCGTGAGCCTGAGCGCCTCCTCAAATGAGAGGGGGCGTGCCGGTGGCAACGGTTTCGGTGATGACCGCCTATCATTTTTGACAGCGTTATCCATAAAAAGCCTCCATCAGATAAATGACACATGAATATGCCAGTAATGCTCATTTGCTGTATAATTTAAGCTGAAATTAGGCAGCAAAAACAGCAAAGGCCACCATGTCAAAACTCATACAAGCACCACCACCCCAGGCGACTCTGCGCAATGACCTTGACGAATGTATTCGCCTGGTCACAGGGCATGGCGAAAACGAAGCGTACCACATGCAAGGTTTCCTCTCACAGTCCGTCCTCGATAACAAAGGACGTTATCTGCATTGGGATGATATCTACCATCGCCACCATTCGCGTGAGGTGGCGTTAGCGCATTGGTCGCTCGTCAAGTTCGCCCGGCGAACCTGGCATATGCCGGTGTTTATCTCCAAAACCGGATACATCCTGACGCCCAACATGCAGCGCATCACATCGCGGGTCGACCGACAGTGCACCGAGGCGGGGATCCGTGCGCTGTTCGATACTTACAACCTGACCTACGAAAGTCTGTCGGACTTTGAAGATGAAGAGAGCATTGCCTCCAGTCAGTTGGAAGGGGCCGCCACCACGCGAGCGGTGGCTAAAAAGATGCTCCAGGAGGGGCGCAAACCGCACACCGAAAGCGAGCAGATGATCGTTTGTAACCGTCGTTTGATGAACATTGCTTGGGAACGACGCCATGACAAGATGACACCGGAGCTGTTGCTGCTCTTTCATCAGGCAGCCACTGGCGGGATCAATGATGCCGCCTACCACCCCGGCATTTTTCGCACCACGGACGATGTTTGGGTAGGTGATGATGCCGGCAACATCATTCATCAGCCTCCCGCAGCAAAAGAACTACCCGCTTTGCTCAGTATGTTGTTCCAGTGGCTGAATGTGCACCACGAAGATGAGTCGGCGTGGCAAATTTACCTGCACCCCGTTATCAAGGCCATTATAGCGCACTTCTATATTGGCTATTTCCATCCGTTCTACGATGGTAACGGCCGTGTGGCTAGGGCGCTATGCTATTGGGTGCTGTTTAAATCCGGTTACAGCGCTTTCCGATACATCTCGATTTCCCAACTGCTGAAAGAGGCACCGCGGGAATACGCACGTGCGTATCTGCGTACCGAAACGGACGACATGGATCTGACCTACTTCATTGAGTACCAGTGTCGGATCATCGAGCGAGCCGTGAACCAGGTGACCGAGCATTTAAAAATCGCCGCCCTCCGCCATCAAGATCTGCAAACATGGATGATGGAGATCGGACTGCGCAAACACCTTTCGGCGGCGCAGTCCGACCTGCTGGCATCCATGGTTTATTTCCCGACACGCGAGCACACCATCCGCAGTGTCATGGAGAAACTCGGGATCTCCCGAACCACGGCGCGCGGGATATTGGAGCAGATGGTGAATGCCGGAGTGATGACAAAATCGGGAGGGGCAGGAAATACGCCGGCCTTCTATAAGCCGCGTCGCTCGCAGGAAAAATTCAAGATGGGTGTCCTGGCCTTTCTGCGTGAGCTGGAGAAAACGAGCGGAGCGAAAGGCGGCGCCAGGTAACGTATTGAAGCGCCTTAAGTGGCGCTTTTTTTATTGCACAAAAGCACACAATTTTGCACAATTTTTTGCCCACCTGAAAACCCCACCCAGACCAGCGCCGGCGCGGCTTTGCGCCCCCTGCACAACTGCACAAAAAAGCACCCTTTTAGCGCGCGGGCGAGGCGGGGGAGCAATCGCGCGCTGAGGGGTGCCAGAGAGGTCTTTTTCTTATAGGGTTTCTGCTGCTGGTATCGCTCGCTGTTCGTTTGTTTCATTGTGAGCCATGCACTGGCGTGCAAACGCACAACGCCCCGTGACGGGGCGCTGATGGCGTGAGAGAGGGATGCGGGTTACTGCGGGGTTGAAGACTCAGCCAACGCGTAAGGGGTGAAGTCGAACACCTCAACACCCAGCCATTCATTCAGCTGCTTGAGGTTCTCCATGATCGGATACAGTTCATTGATGGCGAACACCTTGGCGGCCTTCTCGATGTCGCCGAAGCCGCCGGTATTGTTCGGCAGCATGCCCATCAGTTGCGGCGGCACGCGGTGCGCGGCGAGCATGTCATCGCGAGTGGCGTCTTTGATGCCGGTAAACTCGTCTTTCGCCGATACCTGGCTGAAGGGCATGATTTGCAGGCCGTCTTTCTTGCCGCCGGCGGCGTAGACAAACAGGTTTTTGAATGCGCCGCCGCCGCGGGCATCTTTCAGCGACGATTTGAGCTTCTCAACATCCTTGTTATTGGCGACGGGATCGGTCAGATAAACAATCACGCCGGCATGGCTGCCGTTGATGTAGTAGTTGCGACGGAACAGCGTAGCCTCACCGTTAAGCATGGCGGAGTGCAGCACCGCCATGTACTCCGGCGTGCCGTAAATCTCCTGGTGAATGCTCGGCGCTCGCAGGTGAAAGACTGAGCCAGGCGCGAAAGGGTGATCCTCTGCGTAATAGGTAACAAACCAGTATTGATCCAGGTTCTCACCGCGTCGCGTGTACTTTGCCAGCGAGTGCTTTAGCTTCATAGGGCGGCCGAGCCTGCTGTCGATGCGTTCGAGGTATCCATTACCGAAGACCAGGTAATCCAGCACAAAGGCGGATGCCTCCTGCCGCGACAACATCGGGTGAGGCTTAAAGCAGCTCATGATCACGTTGCGCTTGAAGATGATGGGGGACTGGTGATGCACGGCAACATCGAACATGCGCGCCAGGCCGTAGGGGCTGATGGGTGGCTCGTAGTATCGGCCGTTTTTGGCGCACTCCATGCAGTCGAGCAGGTTGCGCTGATCCAGTATCGGGGAGGCTTCACCGAAGGAAAATGACTCCACGCCCTCGAGCGGTTGTTGTTCTGCAGCAGCGTCAGCGGTGACTGTGTTGGCCGCCTCGTTTGCCATCCATTCAGGACGGCCGTTGCTTTGGCGGTTGTTGTTGCGCTTGCGGCCCATAGGTTAAAACTCCTCAACAAAACTGTCTTCAGTGCCGCCGGCATCGCTGCCGATCGGTTCGTTAATCAGGGCATGCATGCAAGCCCAGGCGAGATCACCGTGATTGCTGCCGTTGGTGCGGTCGGATTCATAGGAGATCTGGCCGCCTGGGGTGACAAACTTCCGCACGGTCATAAACGAGCGCACCAGCTCCTGCCCGAAGCCGGCGTCGTATTCCAGACGGCCGGCACGGATCACCATTTGTGTCTTCATCACCAGCGCGCGCTTGAGGGCTGGCGAGTAAAGCAGTTTTTCAGCGGCGGGGAAGAACTTCACCACCAACTGATGAACCGCATCACCGATGCCGTTGCCGTCGATGCTGATGTGCTGCACGTTGTAGCGGCTCAGCAATGCCTTGATCACCTCCGCCTGTTCTTCGTACTCCATGCCGCGTAGCTGGATGGTCTCGACAATGCGGAATTTGCCGCCGGGAACGGCCGGCGGCGCGACCACCGTCAGGCCGGCGCTGTCACCTTTGCCGCTGTTGCCGTTGGGATCGTAACCAATCCAGACCGGGCGGTTACCCAGGGGGCGCGGGGCGTAGGGGTTCCAGTCTGACCAGACATCACGGTTGTAGCCGTCGACCCCGCAACCAATCAGGGCGTTATAGTCGAATGCGCGCTCACCTTTGGCGATAAAGCGGCAGCGGTACAGGTTTTCGAGATCTTCCGGGCTGTTTTCGTCCTCGATCTCCTGAAGGTTAATCTTGTCGAACCCTTGCGCGATGACATCATCAATCGTGACTATCTGGCGCCACATGTTGTCGCCGCACAGCTTGCCGTTCTTCAGTGCCTTGTGAGTGGTATCAAATTCGACCTGTTTCTCTTTCGGGCGGGCCTTGTTGTAAAACGTTCCCGTCCAGAAGGTGTACGCCTCATGCTCTTCGCTGGACGGCGTCGAAAAGTAGGTACGGCGCAGGCCGATGTGGCTTGCCATACCGGCGGCCACTTTGCGCAGGTTCAGGAAGTTGGAAACCCAGAAGGCCTCGTCGAAATAGAGGTTGCCGGTATAGGACTGTGCGGTCGCCGCGGACGTGCCAAGGAAATACAGCGTTGCACCGTTGCTCAGGATGATGGTGTCGCCGCCTTTGAGCTCAACGCCAATCTGCCGCGCCAAAAACTGGATAAAGTGCTTGAAGTTCATCGCCTGGGCGCGACTCGCCGACAAAAATATCTGGTTGGTGCCGGTTTCCAGTGCATCCAGCAGCGCTTCGCGCGCAAAGTACCAGCTGGCGCCAATTTGACGAGACTTCAGGATGAAGCGGTTACGCCGGCTGCGCTGCTTGTACCAGCGTTTTTGATGCTCATACAGTGAGTCCAGAACCAGCGCCCGCAGCTCCTCAACTTGTTCGGGGGTGAAGTGGTTCTTCGGTGTTTTCTTCCGGGTGGCCCGCTCCTGTGCCTTCCTCTCATCACGGGAAAAACGCTCCAGCTGCCGGCCAAACAGGTCGATAAGCTTAACGTCGTGGCTGTTGATGGATTCGCCTTTTTCCACCAGGCGCAGCAGCTGCACGTCCAGGCGTTCCTGCACGCGCTTCAACAGCGGTGTGTTGTCCCATTCATCACGGCGGCGCCAGGAATAGAGCGTGTTGGCGCTCACCCCTAAGCGCTCGGCTATTTGAGGGATGCTATAGGCCTGCCAATACAGGCTTTTGGCTTCGTCGCGGTGATCGATAATCTGCTTCATGACAACAGGCTATCGCGCCCGCGTACGGCAAAATATCTCCGCTAATTGTCGCAAGTCCGCGACAAATCGAACGTTTTGCGACGTTAATCAGTAACGGGAATGATGGGGGCACAGGTTAATAACACCTTCACTACCCGGAGTTTTCGCATGACGAAGTCCACCAAATTCTTCCGCGTTGCTGTCGAAGGCGACACCCTGGACGGCCGCGTGCTGGCCCGCCAGGACATCATTGATATGGCGGAAACCTATGATCCAAAGGTCAAAGGTGCTCGCGTCAATATTGAACACATTCTCTCCCTCATGCCGGATGGCGTTTTTTCTGCTCAGGGGGATGTGACCGCGGCTCGCTATAGCGAGATCGGTGATGGCGCTCTCAAGGGCAAGTTGGCGCTGGAAGTTCAAATCGACCCTACCGACGAGCTGGTCAAGACCAACCGCAAACGGCAAAAGGTGTACACCTCGATCGAGATGCACCCATCCTTACCTGCGACTGGTCGCGCCTATCTGTGTGGCCTGGCGGTCACCGACAACCCGGCGAGCTTCGGCACTGAGATGTTGAAGTTCTGCGCAGGGCAAGAGGTTAACCCGCTGGCCTCCCGCAAAGAGTCACCAGAGATCTTATTCTCGGCAGCTCGTGAAGTTCAGATGGATTTTGAAGAGATGAGCGATCCGAGCAGCGAAAGCGGGAAGAACTTCTTCACCAGCATCATGAATTTGCTCACTGGTAATACCCGGCAATTCACCCAGGATGCCAGCGAACTGCGCCAGGCGGTAACGCTCATTGCCGAAAAGCAGCGTGACACCCTCGACAAGCTGGAGAAATACAGCGCGCTGGAGCAGAAGCACGGCAAATTGCAGCAGGATTTCACTACGTTGCAGAGCGATTTTGACACGCTGAAAGGCCAGCTTGACGCCCAGCCGAACAATTACACCCAGCGCCCGCCGGCGATTGGCGGTGACGATAAATCGAATGCCGAGTTAGCCGACTGCTAACAGCGCAATATCCAGCCCAGGCGCGGCCAGAAGGCGAGGATGTGCGCCTGTGTGGGTTTCGGCCGTCAGCAACGCATACAGGCCGGTATAGCGCCCTTCGTCGCTGACGCCGCCGATAACTAATTGGTCTTGCGTCTTATCGGCGTTCTTCGCTTCGGCGACGCGTACGACAACCACCTTCGGGCTGCACTGGTCAGAAATCGCTTTCAGCGTGGTGTACAGCGTGCCGGTTTTCCCTGCTTTTCCCAGCACGCTATTAACGCGAGTGATCAGGGTTGGCGTGTCGAGCGGAAACGTAGCGGCATCAGCATCATCAGCAGTGCACACCACGCCGATCACAGAAGTATCAATATCGCGGATAAGCGTACCGAGTTCTGTGGTTTCGTTGACCGACGCGCCATGATGAAAAGCGGAAGCCGTTGCCATTGATAACAATGCGGACATGACTTTTACCTCATGGGTTAAACATGCTGCCATAGTGGGTTAGCCATTGATAAAAATCATGTCGTTAGGCTTGTCGCAGGCGCGGGAGAAGTTGAGCGCGTTGTTTACGTGCGCGCCCGCGACAATCCTGTAAAAAACATTGAATAAGGTGCAGACATGGAATTTATCGACAAATTGCTCACTGGCGATTATGTCAGGCGTCCAGGGTTTGATTTACTTATCGGCGGGGAAACGGTCACGGAGGTGAACCGCCGGCTACTGTCGCTGACCGTTACCGATAATCGCGGTTTTGAGGCGGATACTGTGGAGCTGGTGATCGATGATGCTGACGGCAAAGTTGCCTTGCCGCGGCGGGGTGTTGATGTCTCGGTCTCCATCGGGTGGGAGGGCGAATCGCTGGTGCATAAGGGTATCTTCACCGTCGATGAAGTCAGCCATAGCGGGCCGCCGGATCGGTTAACGGTCACTGCGCGCAGCGCCGATTTCAGAGAAGATTTTAACGTCAAGCGCGAGTATAGCTGGCACGATGTCACCGTTGGTGATGTCGTCAGCGCGATCGCCGGCCGCTACAATCTGAAGCCCGGTGTCAGCAGCAGCCTGAAAGACGTGGAGATCGACCACGCCGATCAGACCAGCGAGAGCGACATCAGCTTTTTAACACGCATGGCGGAGCTGCTCGGGGCGATAGCGACCATCAAGAACGGCATGCTGTTGTTCATTGTGCCAGGGCAAAGTGTCAGCCGAAGCGGGAAGCCATTACCCAGCATCACCATCACGCGCGCCAGCGGTGACAGGCATAGTTTTCGCGTTGCAGACAGGGATGCTTACACCGGCGTGCAGGCATATTGGCTGGATCTTAACTACGGCAAAAAGCCTGGAACAGCTATCAAGCGTCGACGGAAGCCGGCAAAGCAAAAAACACCGGCTTCCAGTAGCCGGGAGGGTGATTACCTGGAAGGCGCGGAAGGTAATGTGTTTGTGATGCGTCAGACCTTCAGAACAGAGCGAGCCGCCCGCCGTGCCGCAGCGGCGAAATGGTTGCAACTTCAGCGCGGCGCCGCAGAGTTTGGCATTACACTGGCGCGCGGCCGTCCGGATATTTACCCCGAATTGCATGCGAAGGTAGCCGGGTTCAAATCGGTGATCGACAACGCGGATTGGGTGATCGCAAGAGTGGTGCATACCGTAGGAGAGCAGGGCTATCAGACGGCGTTGGAGCTGGAGGTCAAAGTCAAAGGCACCGAAATGGAGTCTGCCGACAAAACAGCCGATGAGTGATATAGTTACCAAAGGCAAACCCCAAAACCAAGGCAATACCCCATGGCGTTCAGATGTCCGCGTTGTGGCGCAGTAGCAAAGACTCGCACCAGTGAAGAAATGAGCAACATCACCCGGCGCAGTTACCACCAGTGCAACAATATGCTGTGTGGCTGCACCTTCACTACAACGACAACATTGGAGCGGTATATTTGTACCCCTAACCCGCCCGATCTGTCCGATGGCTTCAGGCTGCCGCGGCAAGCTTTCCCCAGCAGCCATTACGGTACGGATCAGCTCACTCTGAACTTGTAACCCCATAACCCGCCGATATGGCGGGTTTATTCAAAAGTGCAGTCAAATCACAAAACCATCCATAAAGAACGGTTGATTGGCCGAAGATCTTCTGCCACTTCAACATTATTGATACTATATCCAGGCAATAAATCTTCTAATTTAAAAGGACTGCACACTATGTCGAGTATGGTTTTCTGCCGAGGATGCGGCAAAGAAATACACGAAACAGCAAAGGCTTGCCCAAGCTGCGGCGCCGCGCAAGGAACAACTGGCGAGAAAAGCCGCATTACAGCTGCACTCTTAGCATTTTTCCTTGGTGGCTTCGGGGTTCATAAATTTTACTTAGGTAAAATAGGACAGGGCTTTTTGTATTTGATTTTTTGCTGGACATTCATTCCTGCGATTATCGCCTTCATCGAATTCATAGTTTACCTTTGCAATTCCGATGAAGAGTTTGCAAGAAAGTATGGTTAAAAACTGTCGATGAACGAAAGCCCCTTAATCAGGGGCTTTTTTTATTAATGTGGTCGATGTGGACGTTTGGTGGACGGAAATAAAATAATTTCCTTTTAAAACAGTGTGATGAATGTTTAAAAACAACACCATCCCTGTCTTCCCCGCCATGATGGCGGGGTTTTTTTTATCCGACATTTCGCTATATTGAGCGCCATACCTTTTGACCGGGATCCCTCAATGGAACAGCGCTATGCACGCCTGGTAAAGTCCGCTGCGTTGGCCGCAACCGCGTTGGCGTCGTCGCTGCTGTTGATCAAAATCGTCGCCTGGTATCACACCGGTTCGGTCAGCCTGTTGGCGGCGCTGGTGGATTCGCTGGTCGATATCGCCGCCTCGCTGACCAACCTTCTGGTGGTGCGCTATTCGCTGCAGCCGGCCGATGCCGAGCACACCTTCGGCCACGGCAAAGCGGAGTCGCTGGCGGCGCTGGCGCAAAGCATGTTTATTTCCGGTTCCGCCCTGTTTCTGTTTCTCACCGGCTTCCAGCATCTGTATGCGCCGCAAACGCTGCGCGATCCCGGCGTCGGGGTCGTGGTGACGGTGATCGCGTTGGTCAGCACCCTGATGCTGGTCACCTATCAACGCTGGGTGGTCAGAAAAACGCGCAGCCAGGCCGTACGCGCAGATATGCTGCATTATCAGTCAGATGTCATGATGAATGGTGCTATTCTTATCGCTCTTGGGCTAAGCTGGTACGGCTTCCAGCGGGCGGACGCGCTATTCGCGCTGGGCATCGGCGTTTACATCCTCTATAGCGCGCTGCGCATGGGCTACGAAGCGGTGCAGTCGCTGTTGGATCGGGCGTTGCCGGATGACGAGCGCCAGGCGATTATCGCCGTGGTTTCCTCCTGGCCCGGGGTGAAAGGCGCGCACGATCTGCGCACGCGGCAGTCGGGGCCGACGCGTTTCATCCAACTGCATCTGGAGATGGACGACACGCTGCCGCTGCGCGAGGCGCACCGGTTAGCCGATCAGGTGGAACAGGCGTTGCGGCACCGTTTTACGGGGGCGGATGTCATCATTCACCTGGATCCATGCTCCGTGGTGCCGCCGGGTAGGCAGGGGCATTGGGAGCTATAA